CAGTGCACAAACACCATGGACAGTAATGTCCAACCTACCACTAGGAGCTACTGATCCCTTCAAATCAAAACATCAGAAGGCGCAAGATTTCTCCACGCGTTGTGAAGAGTCAAGTGCTCTGGCCCTTTGGAATTTGGGCCAGTGGTGAATTTGATTTGTCGGGGACACAGATGACTGTGTCGGAAGGGCATCCGTGGCCACCTCCCCAAGGGGCGGCGGTTACGGATCGTGGCGGGCCGTTTTATACGACCAAGTCCTACGTGGCTGGTAATCCAACCAGACACGTAAAGGCTGTAAAAGTAGATCCACCTTCCCATTTAACGTTTACGTTAAGTGGGCCGGTAATCTGCTATTACCCACGTGACATCAACGGAAAGCTAGCGTTCCCCGCACCATCCTCGTCATCAGATCATGACTTGGAGGTACTGGGCGCGACAGCTATCTCGCGATGTGAGCCAACTAACTCAGTTGCTAACGCATCCACGTTTTTGGGCGAGCTTGTGAAAGACAAGCTCCCGGCTTTGCCGGGCGTCCATACGTGGGAGCAAAGGGTACGTGCAGCGCAAGCTGCAGGAGATGAATTTCTCAACGTAGCCTTTGGCTGGCTGCCGTTCGTCGACGACGTTACCGATTTAGGTAACGCCGTGAAGCACGCAGATACTGTGCTTGCACAGTACGAGCGTGATTCGGGACGATTGGTTCGCCGCCGTTACAACTTTCCATCAGTGCATGAGACGACAGAGGAGGTTGTTGCATTGAATCGCTACCCGCTTTATGCGGGTGGCGCCACTGCAGCAGTCGACAATGCGCCTCATTCGGGGTTTGTATCGCGGAAGGTGGAGACCTCCCGCAAACAATGGTTCTCTGGTGCATTTACCTACTATATACCTTCCGATTATGACTCTCGGAAGGCACTAGCAGGAGATGCAGCAGAAGCCGAGAAACTACTCGGCAGTCCATTGTCTCCAGACGTTGTCTGGGAACTCACCCCGTGGAGCTGGGCCATAGATTGGTTCTCGAATACAGGCGATGTTATTCATAACATCGGTGCATTCGCCCAACATGGTCTGGTTATGCCCTATGGGTACATGATGGAACATACCATCACTAAACATACCTATAGACTGTTTGGAGGAGGTCTAGGTGACCAAATCGAAACAGTGACTCCGGATCTTGTTCTCGTAACAGAGACCAAGAAACGGATTCAGGCTAACCCCTATGGGTTCGGCGTATCCTGGGATGGTTTGTCTTCATTCCAGACCGCCGTCCTAGCTGCGTTGGGAATATCCCGGCGTAGTTAGCAGGTTCACTGCTAAACACCAGGGGCGCTTTCGCGTCCCGACAACAGATAGGAGCATGCCTTATGGCATTTGCTGACCCACAGACCATCACCATCTCAGCTGTTACGTCTCCCCTCCCCCGTGTTTCCACGGGTGTTGGACAGGCGGAATATCTGAGTGCTGACGGTCTGATTTCACTCAAGGCGTCTAACGCCTACGGGCGTCGGACGCGGAGAGTGATTAGGGTTGACCACTCGAAGATCACTGCAGATCCGTTTATCCCGGCGAATAACGTCAAGGTCGGAATGTCCGTATATTCCGTCTTTGACCTACCGCCAGTGGGATACACGGCTGCTGAGGCTTTGGCCATTTACACCGGCTTCAAGACTCAGCTTGCAGCGTCTTCGGATCTCCTCATCACCAAGCTTCTTGGTGGTGAAAGCTAATCGACCAGGATTTATCAGAAGTCCTACGAGCAATTGATTTTGACTCATTGGATGTTCTGACCCTGGAGGAATTTCAGAGTATGACGGAGCATGTGAATGCTACGTTTTTCCTCGTTGTTCCTATTAGCCGCGGAGATAGAGTTGAATTCCTACTATGTTGTAGGAAATCTTCTCTGTGGGGGCCCAGCGAGAACGAGTCTATCTAAACTCGTTCTTTCTGCTCCCGCCAATATCATAGGCTAAGGAAAGACCACCTCTATTTAAGGAGGGGCTTTGAAAAGCCTGATATTGCTCTGGAAGGTACTGGCCGATGAGTTGGCCAGTAGGTGTTGTACTAGCGCCACCATGGACTCCAAAAGAGTCCAGGTACGGTGCGAACATGAGGGGTTATCATTCCTTACGATAACCCTACCCGAATTCGGAAAGGACCTCCAAAAAGGTCTTGACCGAGGTCGGGTCGATCGCGATCTCTTCACTGGTTTCCAGTGGAGGGCAGGTCTCCCCCTATTTCTAGGAGGTTTCCTCGATCGTGTGTTCGACCGTGGTAGTGGTGAGTTGGTTGACTCACCTGACATAGATGCAATCTTTGCAATTCGGCAACTTACGTTGTCTTTTGCAAAGATCGCCCTCCCTTGCAGCGATGTAAGGGAAAGGCGAGCTATGTCAGATTACGTCAATTGTGAGAACGAGGTGAAGGAGCATGATGCGAAAATATCCGAGAGTGATTTACTTTCGGACTTTTCACGTGTTAGCTCCCTTTTGTTTGCGGATATATTCTCCAAAGTCGACAAAGCAGTCTACGATGGAGTCCTTATCCCCAAACACGGACCAGGCGCAACAGCGGACAGATACCGTGGAAACGGTAAATATTCGCTACGCAAATGGACCGATCGTCTGGAAGAGTATTTCCCTGCGGGGGAATACCTCTTGCCTAACTGGTCATTTTTTGACCAGTATGACGATATTCACCACGTCGAACCCGGTTCCGAAACCCCCGTCAAGGTGGTCTCGGTTCCTAAAACGCAAAAGACACCTAGAATCATTGCGATTGAACCCTGTTGCATGCAGTACGTGCAGCAAGGGATTCTTCGCGAGATTCTGGAGGCGATTCAAGGAGTTAACCACCTTGATCACTTCCTCGGATTCCTAGACCAAACGCCTAATCAGCGAATGGCTAAGAAAGGGTCCATCGATGGATCCTTAGCGACACTCGATTTGAGTGAAGCGTCCGATCGTGTCTCGAATCAGCTCGTACGGCTGCTGCTGCGCAATCATCCACATTTGCATCGTGGAGTTGACGCATGCCGCAGCCGGAAGGCTGATGTACCTGGCCACGGAGTAATCCGTTTAGCCAAGTTCGCGTCTATGGGTTCAGCTCTCTGTTTCCCATTTGAGGCGATGGTTTTCTTAACCATCATCTTTCTTGGGATTGAAAGAGATCTCAACTCACCCCTTAGCCATCATACTGTTAAACAGTATGTGGACAAGGTGCGCGTCTACGGGGACGACTTGATTGTCCCTGTAGAAAACGTACGTTCCGTTGTCAGTATGCTGCAGGCTTTTGGGTCTGTAGTTAATACTGGCAAGTCTTTCTGGACTGGAAAGTTCAGAGAGTCTTGCGGTAAGGAATATTACGATGGCCAAGACGTCAGTATTGTCAAGGTCAGAGCAATGCTCCCTACCCAACGGAGGCACGCTCCTGAGGTTATTTCACTCGTCGCGATGAGGCGTCTTCTCTTTGAGAAGAGCCTCTTCAAAACGTGTGAGTATCTCGATGAAATGATTCTGAAAGTGATTCGTCACTTTCCGTTCGTTTCACCGAATTCTCAGGCGCTTGGTCGACAGAGCCCTGATGGTCATATTGATCATCAGCGTTTCTGTCGGGACCTACAGAGACCCCAGGTTAGGGCCTTTGTTCCGTCCGCCAGATTGCCATCCGATCCGTTGGATGACTCTGGCGCCTTGCTAAAGGTGTTCCTTCATCAAGGCAATCAGCCAATTGCCGATGAACGACATCTTGAGCGCGCTGGGCGCCCTCATGCCGTCGACATCAAGCTGAGGTGGACGTACTCCGATTAATCGGAGTAGTGGACGAACCGAAAGGTTCTGAGGAGATACTACATTCGGTTGCTTTCAAACTGGAAGCTTCCAAATGACAAGTACATCCTCCACTGTCG